ACGTATATACTTGGAAGTCTTAAAGAAGTGGCGGATGCGTGTAAGGTGAAGAAGACTGAAGTGGCGTTGGATGGGACGATAATTGAAAAGGGTGGCGTGGCAGACTCGGCGGGTGCGAACCGCGCGCTTGAATTACTGGGTAAGAACCTGAAGCTCTTTGTGGATTCGCTGGATATTACCAGGAAGACCGAACTGAGTGACCTCTCAGATGAAGAGTTACTTGTGATTATAAAGAATAGCACGAAGGGTAATATTACTCCCTAATGCCTTCTCTTGACGAAGCACGGGCAGAACTGATTCTGCGTATGCAAGCTGACCCGCTTGCGTACGCTAGAACAGTGCCGAGTCATAATCCTGCGCAGTGCAGAGCGATTGAAGTAATTAAACGTGGGGATCCAATGAATATCCTCACGTTTGGTAACGGCACGGGTAAAACACATCTACTGATTTCTATACTGAGTGCTATAATGTTTGGCACGAAGAATAAACTATTCCAAGGTGGGATCTTCTCAAACTGGCCTAAAAGATGGCCTAAAAGCATGCGGTTGAGTGCACCTGAGAGTCTTTTAGGGGACGAAGATGTAATGCAAGGGCTGATTGCTAAGCTGTTTCCTAAGGGACAGTACAAACAAAGTAAGAACCATAAGAACTTTAAATGCAGTGGCTACACGAACACTGGTTGGACCTGGGACGTAATGACATATGACCAAGATGCCCAGCAAGCGGCCGGTGAAACTAAAGGGCTACTGCTTTATTCGGAGCCACCTCCTAGAAAGTTGTTCAATGAGAACCTAGCCCGCCTTCGTGCGGGTGGCATGACAATCATGGAGATGACTCCGCTTAATTTTGCACCTTGGATCTTGGATGAGTACATCGATGTGGGGGTGTTAAAGAATAAAGATGGCAAGGTAGTGGGGAAGATTAATCATGTACGAGGCGATATTTGGGACAACTGCGACGAAAAACCTGGCGGGCAGCTTAGTCGAGAAGCAATTGAAATTGTTATCTCGCAATACTCTGATGAGGAAAGAGAGTTACGTGAGAAAGGAACGTTTGGAAGACTTCAAGGACGGATTTACAAGACTTACGACCCTCTTGTCCATGAGATTGAGACCTTAGAACCGTACCATGCACAGTGCATGAAGGATGGAAAATACACGCTAACATGTGTTATTGACCCTCATGATAGAAAACCTTGGGCAGTTGGCTGGTACGCAGTGTTTCCCAATCAAGACATTGTAGTAATGGGGGAGTTTCCTGACGAAGGGCACCCACTTTTCCACAAAATGTCGTCATTTTCGTGGGGACCTGACGTTTATGCAGAGATGATGAAGGCTACGGAGATGGCAGGGTTTGGAAAACCTGCAGATATTAGATGGATTGACCCTAATTTTGGGCAAACCCAGAACTTTGCTACGAAAATGACCCTTAGGCAGACCTTATGGACTTGGGGAAACGACCCTGTAAATTCGTATCCACTTAATTTTGGGCTACCTATTGATAAAATACAAGATGGGCACATTGCGGTTAAGCATTTTCTTGGGGATCCTGCAAAAGGTATTAGGCCTAAGCTCTACTTCATGAAGCACTGTGTGAATCACATCTATGGAATGACCCATTACGCATGGAAAGAGGAAAAGAGTGAGATAAAAGGCTTGTCTGAGACCCCCCAATTGATTTACAAAGACTTTCCAGATTTGCTAAGATACTTATGTATAATGAATCCTCAATATATAGAACCGGCGCTAGAACGCCCTGTATTCTACAAACGGCCAGTGTACCCAGGGAGAGAATAATATGAAACTGTTTAAACCCACTCCGAAAAGTTTTTACGAGGCAGATGTATGGGAGTACAAAGACAGGATAGTTGCGCACTGCACGTGTAATAACTGTGGTGAGAAGTTTTCCCTTACCCTTAAAGCTAACCCAGCTGCAATGCTTGGCCTCACTGTAGAGCAAAAGAAGTTTAGGATTTTCTCTGTGGCGCATAAGAAGCACCAGTGTGATACTGATGCCTTGGTAAAAGACCCGGCTGAGACTAATCGCATTGTGAACAAATGGCATGAGTATAAGCTTAAAGCGAAGAAAGCCCTTGGAGATATTAAATGAAGAACCTTTTACTTGAACTTTCCGACGATGCAAAGAAAGCATTAGTCGCAAAACAACAGAAGAGATTAACCTCTAGTGCTAAATTCTATTCTTCCTACTTTGACAAGTGGAAGATTTTTTATAAGATGTATCATTCTATCAAAGAGGCTGCCGCAGACACGGATGAGCCTAATATGCTTATACCTATTGCGTATGGCATTGTGGAAGATGCGGTAGCCCGCTTGGCTATTCCTATACTGCAGAAACTTCCGGTGTCGGTTAGGGCGAAAGCTTCGAAGTATGCAGAGAATGCGACTAAGTTCTACAATGCGTGCAAAGACTATTTTGGTGGGAGTGACTATAGACTTGACCGTATTGCATCTGAACGGGAGTATGTCATTACTGGTAACGCGTGGGAGATTTATAGCTGGAAGAATGATTGGTTGATGGGCAAAGAATGGAAGAATGTAGAAGAAGAAGAAGAGATTGAGTACCCTGTGCCATTTTTAGGTAAAGCAGTGCAGATGGTTAAGGAAGTACTTAAAATTAACAAACCTAAAGAGGTTGCAAAAGAGTTCCCTGCACAGATTGGATTTCATACACGCTTTCCGTCTATATTCTCGATGTTCCCTGAGCCGGGCATTAAGAAGTTTGAAAGTATGTCATGGGTGATTGAAGCTGAGGGTGTGGTATCGATCGCAGACCTTGAAAAAGCGGTATACCTTGATCCTGAGACTAGGGAAAAGAAACCATTGTATGACTTGTCGGAGCTCTTGGCGTCTGTAGAAGGCAAAAAGTCTAAGATTAAACCTGAGTGTCCAGAGTTAGGCACAGGTGAAGACATTTCTCAAATAATAGCTGGACGGGATAATAATGTTGGTGGGGATAGTGATGAACCGTCTGTGTATATAACGCGCACATTCCAAAAAGATAATACGATTCTTACTGTAGCTAACGGTAAGTTCCTTATACATGCTATTGCTGAAGTATACCATTATCCTGTAATGCCTGTGCAACTTCGTGTGTACACGCAAGATAAAGAGAACTTGTTTGGTACTGGTATCATAGAACCTATTCTTGAGCTGCTGTTTGAGATCAATGACATTCACAATATGTCCTTTCAGAATTGGATTCGTACCATTAACAAGATGGTTGTGTATGATGAGGCTGTGATAAAGTACCCGGATGACTTTACACCTCGTGCTGGCGGGAAAATCCGTGCGAATCTACTTGCAGGTGGTAACGTCAATGCTGCGTTTGGTGTAGTTGACCATCAAGACGTCACTGCATCGATGATTAACATGGAAAGTCAGACCATGGGGAAAATAGAAAAGACTATTTCTATTAGTGACTTGACCCCTGGGTCAATGGGTACGAAAGCGTACCATAAGACGTATGGTGGTTTGATGGAAATTCAATCGTCTTTTGCTAGACGTTTTGAAATCATGTCTATGACTGGGCTTGCGTATTTAACCAAGCAAATGCAGATAATGTATTGGATGTTCCAGCAGTTCATGTTTGATGACATGCCGATGGGTACGTTCCAGGAAGGTGTGTTTAAGGCGGAACAGTATCGTAGGGAAGACTTTGATTCTGGTGGGCAAGGTTTTCTGTTTATGCAGTCAACTGATCCTAGCTTTGGGGATGCCGCTGTGCAGCGTAACCAACTTATGGTGTTGTTTGACCAAGGGTTGAAATACGAGAATAACAGAATGATGTCGAAAGACCCTGAACTTAAACGGGTAGCATTAGATAAGTTATTCGAACAGAACCTTGCGGCGTTTGGTGTGCAAGATATTAATTCTATTATTGCGCTGCCTAATGGTATCCTTTCTCCTCAACAGGAGTTTGACATGATGCTGCAAGGAATGCCGCCTAAGGTAAACCCGCGTGAAAACTTCATCGAGCACTTGATTGCACACACCCAGCAACGGAATAAACCTGAGTTCATGGATGCTGTGACTTCGGGGCAAGTGCCTCCTGAAGTGGTTGCTATACAAGACGCCCATATACAAGAGACTATGGATATGGTTAAACTCTATATGGAAAATATAGATGAGGTCGCGATGGCTAAACAAGCTTCCGAGACCGCGCAGGACCCTGAAGGAATGGGAGGACCTCCGTCGATGCAGGCTGGCGGGGGTCTGGGGAGTCAGTCTGTCAATGCAAATGTAGTGGCTGGCGCGAATAATGGTTCGGGCTCAGAAATGCCCCTGGAGGAATAATGGCTGTGCAATATACAGATGAGCAGTTGGAGATAATGGTAGAGCAAGGCGCACAAGCTGTGCGTTTAATGCGGGACAACCCGTTCTTTAAAGATGTACTCGTGCCTGCACTTGAAGAGGACATTGCACAGTTAGAAGCTGGACTTGCCTGGGCCCCAGGTGTATCGGATAAAACTACTGAGGCCATAGCATTAGATAGAGTATGGCGGTCTGGCATACTTAGGGGCATGGCAAACCTTTGGGTAAAGTTGAATAAATTTAAGAACGATGGGCTTATGGCTGAGAAGCAGTTGGGTTTACAAACTAAAAAGAACAGTGTATAATTAAAAGGATGTCACGCACTATCCAGATTTGTTGGCAAACCCAACGAAAAAATAGAATGAGCAAACCTCGTTCTACAAGGAGAAACTAATGGACACGAAGACTGGTACGGAAAAAGTTGGTGGAGTGTTTGATTTCGGGGCAGCCCCTGAAGCGGAAAAAGACGCGGCGACTGTAGCACCTGAGGAGACTACGGAGTCTACCGAAACTGTTACTGAACCGGTTGTCGGAACTGATAACACTACTGCTGACACTACTGAGCAGACGGATAACCCGACTGACCAGCAGGACACTGAAGGAAAGACGGACACGACGGTTGTAGCTGAAAAACCCTTTGAAGTTAATGGCCGCACTTTCGCCTCAAAGGATGAGCTGGCTACTGCCTACAGTAACTCTTCTGCAGAAGGAATACGTCTACATAAACTTGTGGAGACTAAAGACCTGCAGGTGCAAGAGCTTAATAAAAAGCTCCTAGAGTTGGAAGACAAACTAGGAGATGCTCCGTTCCCCGGACTTCTGTCTACTGATAAGGACCAAGAAGCTGCTCAACTTGAAATGCTACCCCAGGCCCGACAGATGGAGTACATTCTGAATAAAAAGGAATGGGAGAAAACTCAAGCAGCGTCTAAACAGGCGCGTGAACAGCAAAGAGCGCAGTTTACCGAAGGTGAGAAACGCATAAAGGAAGCGATTGAGGCGAGTGAAAAAGAAATCATGTCTCAACCGGAAAAGTATCCGGGGTACGAAAAGCTGAAGCCCACTATGGCGAAAATCATAGAGCTCACGCCGAGTATTGCAAATCGCCCTGAAACGCCTTACCTGAGTTTTTGGATAGCTTACGGCCTTAATGCCTTTGGCAAAGAGACCGCGGTTACTTCCAAAACTAAGGAAGCTGCGGTGAAAGCTACTGAGAAGGCAAAGTCAGCTCATGCACAAATAGGCGGAAGTGTTGCAGGAAAGACGACTGCTCCGTCCGGGGCCAAGAGTTCCATAGTGGACGCTTGGAAAACTCGGAACGGCGCAGGAATATAATAAGGAGGCCATAAACAATGGCTGTTATATCAGGACAGAGGTTCACCACCCACCAGTCCACTGAGACCCGTGCGGTGCGTGACGTGAAAGAGGAAATCAATCAGCTTGAACCTGATCAGTATCCTCTCGTTGCTATCATGAATAAGGCGAAGAATCGCCTGAAGGTGACGGGCAACAAAAAGTATGAGTGGTTTGAAGACACCCTTCTGCCGCGCTTTGACGTGCTGGGAGCCACCGAGCTCACCGCCGTTGCGACGCAGATGATTGTCACGAACTTCGCGTACTTCCGCAAAGGCGACCTTGTTCGCGTGAACAAGTCCGAACTTGTGTATGTTACCGCTACCCCTACCACTACGACCGTTGCTATTCGGCGTGCGTATGGTACGACCGCTGCGAAAGTCGCTGCGGTTGGGTCGCAGCTTCACATCATAGCCAACCTGGCTGATGAGGGTGAGACTGTTGGTGACGTGCTGACCACCCAGAAGGTTCCGCAGTATAACTACTGCGCCCTGCATAAGACCCCTTATAAGGTCTCTGGCACTGCTCAGGCGTCGGATGTTTACGGTAAAGGTGACCTGGATTACGAAGTTGCCAAGGCTATTATTGAGCATGCGAAGAGCATTGAACTCCTTAATCTCCTGGGTGAACTGAAACTGGACACTGCTAACGAAACCAGCCTTGGCGTGAGTCGCGGTATCCTGGCGTTTGTCACTACGAACGTTAAGGACATTGCGACCCTGACTGAGGATGAGTTCGAAGAGTTCCTTCGCAAGACCTTCCGCTATGGTAATAAGTCTAAGGTGCTGTTCGCCTCGAGCAAACTCTGCACTGTCATTAACGGGTTCTCCCGTGACAAGCTGCAGACTACCTCTGGTGAGTCCACCTATGGCGTGACCATGACTGAGTACAAGAACACCGGTCGCAAACTCATGATTGTGGAGCACCCGCTCCTCGAGAATGACGCGCAGACTGACCTGACTGGCCTTATGGGCACGGGCATTGTTCTTGACCTTGGTGACCTGTCGTACAGGCACATGAAGGGCCGCTATATGAAGAAGGACCAGGTTAACCCCAACCAGGACAGCACGCTGTTCGACGGCACCGTCGGCCAGATACTGACCGAGGGTGGTCTCCAGCTCGAGCAGGAAAAGAAACACGGCCTGCTGACTGGCGTACAGGAATAAGGAGACTCTATAATGAAGACCATTAAAATGATACTCTCCTTCCTCGCTCTGAGCATTATAACTTCTAATGCTATGGCGCTTGGTTCGGAGGAGCTGCTCGTACGGTCCCTGAATAAGAAAGCTGTTGCGGCGTATATGCTGCCGGCGAGTGCCCATCTGGTTAACATAACCTATGTGGGTGCGTCTACTCAGGCGATCCTTTCGATAACGGCGGATGCACTTACTACCGCTGCCCCTATAGGCACGGCTGACCTGTCCATCGACATGTCTGCTGCCGCCTATGATACCCTTGGGGAACTCTGCGATGCGATCAACGCGGAAGACGACTACAACTGCGCGCTTACTGGTGGCAAACGGGATGATGATTCCAGCCTGCTCAGTGACGTAGCTGGGTCGGCAACCGTAGGGGTGTTGCATGACTCTGACGGGTATAGCGTTATAGTGGCATCTGCTGGTGCAGGTGCTGAAACTGTTACGTATGTTAACCGTATAGGCATTACGCCTGAAACCGGTAAACGTGTAGTACTTAAGTATTGCACCGTGCAGTCTGATGGCATTGGTGCTATGAACGTGTATGGTAAACTTGGTAAATACACTTCTGATGTGTCTATGGTCCGCAATGATACCACGTTGGTATCTTCGTTTGTGCTGGCCGATGATACTGAAGAGACCAATGGTTACTTGTACGGTGGCGACTGGATGGAGTTTGGCAAAGATGAGCACGTTGTTATAGACGTGAGTCTTGCTGGCACCGCCCAGACTGCGACCTCGCACATACTGTGCTTCTGGGACGAGAAGTAAAAAACTAAGGAATTGGGGAGGCTGGCGGAATGGCTGGCCTCCCAATTCCACTTTAAAAGAGAGGCTCGAAAATCATGAAAGAACAAATATACGTTACGAAGTACAAAGGTGTTGAGTTGGTGCATACTCCTATGGGGTTGAAAGACCCTCAGGGAAACAAGATACGCTCGGTTAGGTGCAACTTTGTGCCCACTGAATACGGTTATGCGTTTATTACGGCTGACCCTGTGCTGATTACCTGGCTGGAACAGCATGAGTACCTGAAGAAAGGTAAGATTGAGAAGTTTGATGGCACTGTGGTGCCTGTGGAGCCGGCTAAAGTGGCTAAAGGTGTCACGTCTGGTGTAACGGCTGAACCCGTTGAAACCGCTCCCGCTGAGAAAAAGACCGAGCCTCATACGGTGCGGATTCGCAAGTAGTAAGACCTTCAGGGAGTGTAGCATGGCGTTCTCCCCTGCTACACTCCTTGAGTCTTAAAGGCACTTATGATATTACTTGATGACTTTATTATCGACCTAAAACGTGTGGAGCAGTACGGGGATGAACTTATTACTAATGACTCCCCTACTACTGATTTGATTAGGTGGATAAACAAATATCGTAGGGCTGTTGCAAAGTTAACCACATGGTCATGGTTAGTAAAAACTTTTAATATCACGTTGGTTTCTGGCACACAAGATATAGAGATAGACCCTACCATAAAAAAGATAATTGCGATTAATAATGGGCATGGTGGGTATCTTACAAAGGTGTCTATTAAACAAAGTTTAAAGTGGCTCACGCCTACTACTGGTACAGTAGACACTAATCAGTTAGGGTATTTTGCAGATATGGGAATTAATGACACCACGGGTGTACGGATTATTCGTGTGTACGGTAAACCTAATGCCTCTGGCACATTAACTGCGTATGGTACCAAAACTTTTAATGACTTGACGTTAACAGACATAGGCACAAATAAGAACTTCTTGCCTTTTCCCGATGAGATTATGGAACAAATCTCTGACCTTGTTTCCGCGCGCATCCGTAAATTAAAACAAGATATTAACTGGCCTAATTATGAAAAGCTCGCTTGGGATAATTTGCGCATTGCAATGGGTGAAGAGCAAAGTGACCCCTCTGATGATGTTACTACCCCGTTGCCTGAGTACTACCTTAGACGTAAGGCCCTCAGGAGAAATGGAACTGTGTGCTAATATGCTAAAAACACTAGTACTAGTTGGGTTGTTAACCGGAGCTGCGCAGGCACAAACTGCTAATGCTCCGTTAGCTTTTTACCAAGCTAGTTTTGGTGGCATAGACAACTACCATGATTCTGCACGTATAGACAATGCAGACTTCCAAGATGCACGTAATGTGCTAACAGATAGAGGGTATCTTGAGAAACGTTTTGGGTCTACCCGCATAATTGACGCTGTACAAACTGGATACCCTATAAACTACGTAAAAGAGTTTATCACCCAATCTAATGTAAAGAAATTTCTTATACAAACGAGCACCATAATATATGCTACTGACTTTAGTGCGGCACCTATACAAATTGCAACTGTCAATGTTAATGGCATAACTAGTTCTGTTAGTGCGTACAATAAACATTACTTTGTTAATGGGTATGATACTGCATTCTCATATGATGGCACTAACGTAGTAGTCGCGCCAGAAATTCCTACTGGGTGCAAGTACATAATGTTTGCAGATGAACGCCTTTGGTGTTCTAACGTATCTGGGCTAGAGTCCACAGTTAAAGTTAGTGCCTATGGAGATGCTACTGATTGGACTGTCCCCGCAGTAGACCCACTTCCAGCCGATGCTGCAAATATGTTTACCATGGACAGGCAAGATGGTAAACCTATTACGTGTTCGTACTACTCTCCGTATGGTAAAGTGTTCTGGAAGCGTAACAAGATGTTTGTTGTTAAAGGTGTGGATAATGACAGTTACGAGAAGTACAGGATTTCTGATAACGTTGGGTGCGTAGATAACAGGTCGGTACGGTTAGTGCAAGGCGTAGTTACATGGTTGGCAGAAGATGGCATCTACCAATGGGAAGGTGGGAGTAACCCGCCTACCCTTATATCGCGTGAGATAGATAATACTATTAAAAGTATCAGGCAGAGTGTTAGCGCGGCCGATAACCAGAGTATCTCATCTTATGCTGACTTTCTAAGTGGCTCATTTGATACTAATGGGGCAAGAACTACATGGGATGCCACTACGTATCCTGGGTATTTGACCACTGCGTATTCCAGTATGACGGATACGGACTCCACTGATTTTGGTGGGGGGGTTCTTACCAATGTTACAATATCTACGGATGCGGATAATATTGGACTTGCATACGTTGGGCAAACTGCCTTAATTGATAACTTTACTGATCAAGACTATACGAACACTCCTACATGGACGTGCACTGGAGACTGCGCGAAACTTACGGCGGCAGGTTCGTATCCTGGGCAGTTACAACTAACTACTGCTGGGTTAGGCACTAGCACAGTAGAACTCTACACCCCATACGTGTCTAAACATAATGGCCAGTGGAAAATAAATATCAGACAAGTTTATATAGGAGAGCTAGAATACGTATTTGTGTCTACGTCTACCTCCCGTGCGACTACGTCTGGGTACGCCTTAGGGTTAAGCACATACTACGACGACCCATCAGGGTACTACTATAGTAAACTACATATCTATAAGTATGTGAATGGCACACGGTCTACATTAGCCACGTATGACCATGGTGGCACATTTAATGGGCTTGAAGTAATAATTGATAGGAATACTTCAGGTGGTATAACTGTACGTGTACCTTACAGTGGTGGGGTAATTTCCGCAACAGACACAGTAACTACTACGGACTCTACAAATCTTATACTTTACATTACTGGTACTGGGTACGACACTAACCCTGCAAATCCTGTAATGCGCGTAGATGATATTTACGCAGCAGCCACATACTCATTAACTGGTTCTTTTATATCTAGAACTTTCGACACTGGGTTAACCACTTCAATTGGTGGTCCAGTGGTATTCTCAGAAACTGTACCTGCAGGCACCACAGTGGCCTACTCTGTTGCACAGTCTGACACAGATGCCAACTTTAACACGTGGGTGTTAGTCAATCCACATACTAGTGGTGGAATGCGTGTGCCCTTTACACAACGGTACTATAAATGGAAAACAGATTTATCAACTACCATTAGCACACAAACTCCTACGGTTGAGATGGTTCAGTTATCTGCAGTAAGTGCGGGTACGTGGGATAGCCCAGTCTTGTATCTTGGTACAGAAATGTCCTCTTGGGGGCAATTCGCTGCGGTAGACTCTAGTATTAACCCTAATGCTAAAAACTATTATACCCGTTCATCCATGACTGTGTTTGATAAAGACGCGGTAACGCCTGATTGGGTAGCGCAAGATAACAATGTTAATGTGGCTTGCTCTACAGGTGTGTACACGCAAGTACGGGCAGTCTCATTACTTGGGTCGGCCACTGACCAGTTCCAGATAAACTCTTTTACCTTTAATTGGTACAATGGGGACTCTAAAAGTGTGGCGTCATTGTACTATGACGGACGGCACTATTTGTGTGCTAATACCAGTTCTAACACATTAACTAATGACTTATGTATGGTTTACCAACGCAATAAAAAGTGGACCCTTTTTGATGGGCAATCATGGGGGGCATTAGATATATATAATAATTATCCTTATGCCGGGGACGGGCTTACTTCTAGCAAAATTTGGCGTATAATAGATAAAGACGTTTATTTTGATGATAACTCTGAAGCTATTAATGCCTACGCCATTACTAAAGACTTTCAGTTCGACGGACAAAATAATAGTAAGATTCTTAGGCAGTTTTACCTTGAGGCATACCCGAACACAGCAAGTACATTATCAATGGCATATAGTGTGGAGAAATCAACTACCTACTATACTACATCTCAAAGTCTCCAAATGAACACGCCGTTTAATGATGAGGTAAAAGGGATGTTCCCAGGGTACGCAAAAGGTAGATACACAAAGTTCAAGTTTTCTAATAATGTGGTAAATCAAAACCTTAAACTGGATGCGTACACAGTACTTGGGGAAATAGAAAGACTCTATAGGAGATAATATGCCGTTTGAGTATACACCTGAAATAAATGCGGACTACCTTAAGGCGCTGCAACGCCCTATTATACAGCAAGGTGCTGTTAATGTAGGTAAGGCACGTGGAGAGGCCCTTAGGCGTGGACTTGAAGGCGACCCGTATGAGGCTTTACGTGTAGGTGGGGCTGTTAACAATACCGCCAATAGTCTTGCTGACACTAATGCTAATCTGGCCTTCCAAACGGCAGGTGTGGCACAGCAAGAACGGTATGGAAAAGAGCAGTTAGCCTCCCAACAAAATTTTAGCGCGGCTGAAAATGAGAAAACTCGTGCGTTCACTGAACGCATGAAGATAATGGAGCAAAACTATCAAGCGGCTATGGCACGGGCGAGTGAACGCGCGCAACGCAGAAGTTTCTGGCCTAACTTGATTGGTGGTGTTGCAGCCACTGGCGCAGGTATCTACGCCGGTAAAAAACTGTAAGTAAAAGGTATATATGCCTGATGAATTTCGTGGTGACTACACACCTACTTCTGATATTTTTGGTAAGTTTATAGAAGGTCTCAAAATGGGGCAGTCCCTTCGTAAAGAAAAAGAAGATAGGGCTGTTAAAAGTGCAGAACTCCAAATGAAGGCCATGACGGATAACTTGGCCAGAGAAAAATGGAATCAAGAAATCTGGCAAAAGTCTGGTGGTAACTTACAAGCAAAAGAATTGGACGCTGCGTATAGAATGATAAGTCAAACTGAAGGGGCTGAAGTGCCCACTGGGAGCTTGCCTGAACCGTCAACTGCTACGCCTGGTGGGGCAACCACTTTTTCAGTTGCACAAGGGCTTGGTATTCCTGCAAGGCCTGCATGGAAGCTTTCTGACGAGTCTATACGTGGGGTAATTCCTGCTATATCACCTAATGCTAACATAGGGTATAAACAATATGAAGCAGACCCTACTGTGCAAACACAAAAGAGTAATGAAGCACTTGCAAATATTTCAGGTGCTAATCAAGCCATACAAGATCGGCAACGCGCTGGACTTGAGCAACTTGGTACAAACTATGTAAAAATTGGGCAAGACCCTAATACGGGTGTAGATATTTATGGGTCGCCCACTGGTCGACCTGTATTTGGACCTCAAAAACCTGCACCTAGGGTAAGTGGTGGGGCTGATGCGGGCACACTTACACCAGCAGGTATTAAATTTGCCGCGTTGGCCTACTTAAAAACTGGCCAAATGCCTAATGTAGGTATGGGAGCCGCTGGAAATAGAACTAAAATTATCAATATGGCTGCAGAGCTTTCTAAAACTACAGATGGGCAAGTTAGCGTTAGTAAAATGATTGAGAATGCCATGCAAAATAAAGCCAATAGCATGGCGTACGCGCAACTTCAGAAACAAGCTGATAGCATAACTACATTTGAAGAGACGGCCACTTTAAACGCAGACAATGCAATTAGTGCAGCTGAAAAAATTGGGCGTACAGGGATTCCAATATTTAATGCATGGATGAATGCTGGTAGAAAAAGTATAACTGGCAATCCTGATATTACTGCATTTAACCTTGCAGTGCGCACATTTGTTAATGAATACGCGCGTATAACTACCTCAGTAACTGGTGGAGGTGTAACCTCAGACACGGCCCGTAAAGAAGTTGAAGACCTTATTACTACCGCCCAAACACCTGCACAGTTTATTAATGCCCTTAATATGGCCAAGAGTGACATGGAGAATCGTGTAACTGCGTATGCTACACAATTTGAACGTATACGTGAGCGCTCAAATAACTTAAACGAAACACCTGGTACTGACAAGGGCACTGAAAAAAAGCCTAAGAAAATGTGGTAGTCTAAAAATATATGCCGCCTACAAGAGAACAAGTCCTTCAAAATATTGCGAACGCCGCAAAAAATAGGGAAGACGCTGAGTTTAATATGGCTACGTTACCTAACACGGTAACTGTAGAAGACATTGCTGCTGAGGTAAAACGGCAGACGGGCAGAGATGTCTTGCAAAAACTTAAAGAAGCCCATATAAATAAAGAGTCGGTGCTATTTCCATTTAGCACAGGTCCGTACACGCCTGAGCAAATGCAAGAAAAACCTGTAGAAGATGTTTCATACCTTAATGCTATCTCTAAAGGGTTAATGCAAGAACCTTTGCCACCTGGGCAGTCATTAGGTAAAAAAATAGTGCACGGGGCGTATGAAGAGCTCCCACCTACATTAGGTGCGGCTTTTGGCGCCCCATTAGGACCTGCGGGTGCAATGGCGGGCGCAATGATGGGGAGGGGAGTACAAAAAGGTATAGGTGCTGCTGCACGTGCGTTAACTGGTGCCCCTGCAGTGCAAGAAACGCCTATTCAAATGGCCAGCGACGTCGCACTTACTGGGGTACTCCAAGGCATAGGCGTAAAAGGTGTAGGTACTGGGGCTGCTGACGAAGTAGTCACTGGTGGGCTTACGGCTAGATTACGCCATCATGCTCCCAATTGGCCCTCAGGCCCTAAAAGTGGTGCACAAGCACGTCAATTAATCCGTGGTAGTTTGTCTGAAACACCTATACAAACATTGCCTGCAACACAACCTAGTGGCGTAATAGGTGGGTTGCGTGCCGGCCAACAAGGAAGTAAGAACCTTGCTGTTAGCGAAGTTAATGCCTTACTTAAACCTAAAACTGTAAATTATGTGTATGGCAAAAATCCTGGTAAGGCCGTAATTGATGAGGGTATAACTGGAAAAACATTTGAAGAGATTCATGGGCAACTTGAAAATAAGCTAGAAGAAGTAGGCAAGCTATACGAACCTGTACTTGCGGCACATCAGAAAGTACGGATAAACGTAGATGCGTTTACTAATCCTTTAGACGTGGCAATGGCAAAGGCCAGAAGGAACCCGCGTACTAACAAAGCGCTAATTACTAGACTTGAAAATGCTAAACGTGACTTACGCATGGAGCTTGACAATGAAATGACTGGCGAGGCCCTCCCAGGTGCTGGAAGTTTCAAAAAAATGTCACCTAAAGATGCCTTAGAGTTAAAACGGGCAATTGGTGAAATTACTAAATTCACTGCGGACATCCAAGAAGATAATATAGTAAATGCAGCGTTGAAGCAATCCTACCATATGGTAGATAATAAGCTTGACTTAGCGGTGCCTGGGATTAAGCAATTGAATGAGCGTTGGGCAAATTTACTTGGTGCAACGGTTGCGGCTAGAAACAAAGCAATGATGGGGATGAATAAACGTCAGTGGGTTGCGCCGGTAGCCGAAGTAATGGCAGGTGCTGGAATTGGTGCTATGGCACAACGCCCATTAACTGGTGCCGCGCTTGGCGCTGGAACTGCGCTTGTGCATAAACTGGCACAATCACCTAGTTTTACTATAGGTTCCGCGCATGTGCTTAATAACCAAGTAGCTTCTGGTTTTGGTGCAGCGGCACAGGGCCTAGAGAAATTTGCAGCTACACAAATTCCACAAACTGGCATACGGCGGGGTTTAGAATACGGCATAGAGTCTGACCCCTTAGGACTATTCGATGGACAGCCTTGACCAATTCGCGGCTAGACTAAAATTAAAGTTTCCGGTATATAAGGATATACCGGATTCTGATTTAGTACAGAAAGTACTCATGAAGTTTCCTGAGTACCAAACGCGCGTGCAAATGCCAGAAGGCTTTAGCACACCTCCACAAGAAGCCCCTGTTAATCCTGTAAGTGTAGTTGCTAATGAAGTAGGGCGTCAAGTTAATACGGTAATGCCAAAAGCGACGGTAGACTCCCCTATCGGGCAAGAGTTAATTAAACCCAGATTAGAGAAAGTAGGTAATGCAATCTCTAATGCTATACCTGCCCCCATTAATCCTCCAACATCTAGCCCATTAGCAATGGCACAAGACACTTTACATGGCGCAGGACAAATGTTGGGCACCGTTATAGGTGGTATAAGCGCTGCAGATGTGATTACGTTAGGTGGTAGCACGTTAGAGCGTAGCATTAGCGCATTACTTAAACGTAACGTGCCTGGCAAAAACCTAGCTATCGCGAAACTTGCTGAAACTGACCCTGCGAAGGCGTTAAAAGCAGGTGTGCCGGTTACAGAGTGGCAAAAAGTAGATGATTGGGTAGAAGAACTTAAGCGCACCCATCCTAATATACAAGAGGCTGAGTGGGAACCTGTGATACAGACGCGTGCTAAGAACATGGTAGATGAAGTTAATGGCGTGCTGCCTGCTAAGCCTTTAGAAAATGCACCAATGGTGCAAGGTCCGCAAAGAGCGGGGCAACTTGAACAAGGCATTGCACCTAATGCTGCGCAACTTCCTAAACGCACTACAATAGACGCCTATCATGGTAGTCCAGAGAAAGGTTTAGTGGAGTTTCAAGAACCCACATTTCATACTACTGACCCTCGTGATGCCGCGGAGTACGCATACTTTTTACGGGGCAATGAAGGTGGGCAAGTCTATAAAAAAGAAATCCCCATCAACAATCCATTAACTAATGAGAATGAGTTAGTAGAGATTATCCAAAAAGTAGACCCAACTGCAAAAGTAGAATGGCATGGAAAAGATAACCCACATATGACGCCGTGGTTTATTATTGAGTCCCCGCAACTTACACAAATGGGGAAGTCACAAGATAACTTGTTAGACTTTTTGTACTTACCCGCAGTGCGCAAAGAAATTGCTGCACGTGGGTATGACGCTGTACAGATGTCCGACCCGTTATATAATTCAGACACACCTGCGGTCATACCGATTAAAAAACCTATTACGCCACCTAGCACTGAACAGTTAGGAACTACTATAGAGTCTCAACATGTAAAAAACATGCGCAGCAACTTAGCTGCACTTGAGACACGTCGGGCGCGTATAGACACTGAGGTGTATGGGGGCATAACAGATGAGCAAAACCTAGGGGTCACACGTGGGAGTTCAATTAATATGCGGGGGGAAATAATAGGTAGTGGGGTACAAGATGAAAGTGCGTATGCTAAAAAGTTAGAAGCTGCTAATGCTGAATGGGCAAGACGCCAACCTGAGGTGGATGACCTTGATAAAGAAATACGACGGTATAAACAAAAAATTAAAAAAGAGACCACCCCAGTAACTCCGGCACAAGCCAAAGCTAAACTTAATAGGGAGTTAAAGAAAACACCTAATGTTGAACCGTGGGCGGCCAATAAGGTGCTCGAGGTGCTTGACGACCCTAAGACTCCAATCAGAATGCCTAAAGAAGGCTTCTTGAATGTGCTCAAGAATAAGCAAGTGAAACCCGAACAACTTGAATGGGATGGACTCAATGACTTCTTGAAGGGCAAGGAAAAGGTGACTAAACAGGAAGTGCGGAAATTTGTTGAAGAAAATGGGTTAAACTTAATAGAGATTGACAAAGCCGACACAGCCGTGCCCTTTACTAATAAAGAGCTTGCAGCAAAGTCCCAAGAAGAGTTATTAGGTTTAATCAAAACAAATGACCCTAATGGGTACACAACGTTAGAAGGCAATGAAACGCACGAAGAACTTGTAGACATTGTAAAAGGGTACAATGAGGAAGGTGCACATCCATATAAAACTTCATATGGGCACATGAAAGACCTTCAAATGCCTGGTGGTGAAAACTACCGTGAGAAACGTTTTCAATTGCCCCAGTCTAAAGAAAGTGGTTTAACCAAAGCAGAAGAACTAGAAAATGATAAACTGCATGATACCCTTATGTATGAGTTTGGGGCAGACACAGGTAATTGGCCTAGCAAAGACCCTAGAGTAGTTAGGTACCGTGCGCTTGGTAGTAAACTTATTGAGCATGACACTAATAACCCTCAATTCACTAGTGGTGCATACCCAGAACCCGGTATTGTGGCTGAGACCCGCTACACTGACCGTAAAATTGGTAAGGACAAGGTACTCTTCTTGGAAGAGGTGCAGAGTCATATGCACCAGGCTGGGAGAGCACAAGGGTATAGGTCTGCACCAATAACTGCGTTGCCAGAAGGGTATAAAGTACTTGAAGCAAACGCAGTAAACGGACGTGTAAGCGTAACACCAAATGGAGACTACTTTGTAGTTGTCGACCCTACTGGAAAACCTATTAATTGGGAAGGTGGTAACCCATTAGCCCCTACAAAAGAAAAAGCACTAGAAATAGGACTTAAGGCATTACGTGACAACAGTGGTATTCCCAACGCACCATTCAAAGCAGGCAAACATGTGGAATTAGTTATGAAACGTATGGTACGCCAAGCTATTGAAGAGGGCAAAGATGCCATTGCATGGACAACTGGCAAAATGCAAAAGGATAGGTATAATCTTGCGAAGCAAGTAAGTAAGATAAATGTTGACTACCTACAGCATAAAGACGGAATTAACTATCAAGTAACTACGTTTCTACCAAATGGCAATGAGTCTATCTCACGGTTACTATCTGCAGAAGACCTTCCAGGCTTTGTAGGAAAAGACTTAGCCCAAAAAATAGTAGAAGGTAAAAAAACCAATAAACATACTTTTGCAGGACTTGACCTTGAAATAGGTGGGAAATGGGCAGACAACCTGTATAACCAGCAAATGGTAAACTTTGCCAATAAGTTCTTTGGCAAATGGGGTGCAAAAGTTACCATGGAAGAAATGACCTTTGTGCCTCCAAAAATTAGTCCATATACAAAAGAAGAAATGCGCGTAGATATTAAACACATACAAGATGGTACTGATAGTTTTGAAGAGTCCCAAAACTACTTTAAACGGGACTATAACTACGAACTTACCCAAGAGTTATTTGATGAGATTTACGATTACGCCCGTGACCCATACAGTAGACCGCCGGCACAAAGTTATGTAAATCAAATTGTAAAAGAACTCACGCAGTCACAAGTGCACAAAGTGCCTACGTTACGGTTCACAGACGCGCTTAAACGCGCAGCCTTGAAACAAGGTTTCCCACTTTTTGCTGTTACAGGTGCAGTTGGATTGGGAGCAAGTAGGGTTTCTTCTGACGAACAGAGATGATATAATATAAGTATATTTATGCGCAACCTTTTAGTGTGGCTGACACTATTTATGCCCTCCGTCATTCTGGCGGAGGTGCCTTATCGTACTGGCGATGTTTCTGTAGACGAAAATTTCTCGTGGGTGAACACTAAGTTAAAGCAAAATGCTGCTTTTTCACAAAGTGTCTCCTCCACTGCATTAACTGGTATTACTTCTAATGCTTACCAGTTTACAGGTACTGGGACTTCTATAAGTCCATTAACACTTAATCCTTCCAGTGTGACCCTTCAAGGTGTTATCCACAATATTGATGGTAACGCTGCTACAGCTACTAATGCCAACAACGCCAATACTGTAACTAATGGTGTGTACACTACTGGCACGTACGCAGATCCTGCTTGGATAACTTCTTTAAGCACAAGTAAAGTAAACCTATCTACAGTTACTACGGCTATTGATGAAAAAGTAGCTAAGACTGGCGATACCATGACGGGACAACTCACTGTAGTGTCCTCTATAACTGCAATAGGAGATGTGCGTGGGGCGAGTCTTTATTCTGGCTCTTCTATAGCCGCGAATGGGTATATTTTCTCTGATGCCACTGATACTGGCAATAGCGCTATTATCGTAGGGCATAGTGGGGTACCTGCGGTTGCTATGAATGGGGACAGGGAACTTTCTCAGGGGTTGTGGGTATTTGAAGAAGGCTCTGCTGAAGAAATTGCCCACAAGTTAGACACTTCCACGATGTCCATTCTTGCCGATGGTTCTGCCTACAATGTAATGATAGGTGGCGAGGCAGAGAGTGGGCAGACAAAGTTGCTTGTTAATGGAAACATGCGGGCAGATAACTACTATGGGAATGGCAATACACTTTCCAATATAATCACCTCAACAAGTGCCCTTCAAGTAGACATTAATAGCAGGGTTAGAGATACTGGGGATACAATGACAGGGGGGCTCACAATGCTTAACTCCCCATTAACAGTATCCAATTCCTCAATAACAGTTGTAGGCGGGAGCGTAACTGCATTTGGGTATTATGGTAGTATTTCAAATACTACTGGCATAAACGTTACTCATACTGCGACATACTCAGACCTTGAAGACCCTACTGGGTTTATTAATTTACTTACCTCGTCTATAACATTATCTGGCAAAACATTCCAAATCGCAGGAACACAGTTCCCTGTCTATATAAATGGGTACAAGGTTCTTAAAGATACACAGACTATTGAGGTCGATGACGCTACCCAGTTAACTTGGATTTACTACAACGCCTCTGGCACACTTTCAAAGTCCGCCGCATTCCCCGGATTTGATAATACACTAATAGCAAGTGTGTACTACTCTACCCGCATGGTTTCCGGTCTTTTAGGAGATGAGCGCCACGGGGCCTCGATGCCTTGGAGGGTTCACGAATACGTTCACGAAACGATAGGTGCTAGATATGCCTCTGGAATGTCTTTGACCGTAACTGGGCTTACCGCTTCAATTTCATCTGGCGAGTTCTATGATGACGACCATGAGATAATTACTCCTACTTCTACAAGCTTTGATATTCTTTATAAGAATGGTTCTTCGTTCTTTGACTTTACACTTTCTACGACTGCGTACTTTACCCAAGTTGCTGGGCAGTTGGTTTACAACAACGGGAACGTTTTGACCTCTGCTGGCAATAACTACGTTGCCTATTGGATATTTGCAACTCCGTTTGTGGATTCGCCTTTTGTTGTGGTTACAGGCAACAGAGTTGATGCGACACTTGCTAATGCTAGGGCCAATAACACACTCGCATCGCTATCGCTTACTGGATTCCCTACGGCTGAACTAAAACCTATTTATAGGATTCTAATGCAGTCTGTAGCAGGGACTCCGACGTATGTTGAAAACGCAGATTATAGGTCTGTCTCCGAGTTGCCGGGAGCGAACTATGTAGCAACCGAGCATTCTTCGCTTACAGGATTAGAACTTACATCAGCCAACCACCCTTACGATGTGGTAGGTGGGTTCTCTTCTTATGATTACGCTAAATCCATAGCGGCAAGCACAGGCTCGTTCCTGACTGCGCCTGCTACCTTCTATGTGGTAAAAAATACTGATTACCTCCAAGCCCCTGCAACCTCATACTGGGTTAAGGCATCGGACTATCTGGTTTCACCTGCTACTTTCTCCTACTTACAGGCTCCGGCAACGTTCTACATTGTACCTACTACTGCCTACTTATCCAACCCTGCGACTTTCTACGTCGTCAAAAACACGGATTATCTTCAGGCCCCTGCGACATCTTACTGGGTAAAGTCTTCTGATTATTTGGTTTCTCCGGCCTCGTTTACATATCTTATTGCTCCAGCAACTTTCTCTTACTTGAGCAATGCTAGTGCCTTCCTTGCCGCACCTGCGACGTTCACCATTCTTACTGGGCCTTACCTTACATCTCCAGCAACATTTACAATTCTTACTGGCTCTTATTTAACAGCCCCTGCAACTTTCTATGTCGTTAAGAACTCCGACTATCTTGTTGCGCCTGCTACATTCTCGTACTTGAGCAATGCGTCTGCTTTCTTGACAGCACCCGCTACTTCATATTGGGTAAAATCGTCTGATTACTTGGTAGCACCTGCCTCATTTTCTTATCTATCTAACTCCTCTGCATTCTTGACCGCGCCTGCTACGTCTTACTGGGTCAATTCATCTGATTATCTAGTTGCACCTGCTTCTTTTACATACCTCAATAACGCTAATGCCTTTCTAACTGCGCCAGCCACATCGTATTGGGTTAAGACATCAGATTATCTTGTCTCTCCTGCTACATTCACAATCCTAACTGGCGCAGGGTATGTCCCCTATACTGGTGCGACGACCGACTTAAATTTAGGGACTAATCGTCTCTCTGCTGGCCCCCTAACCGCCTCTAGCGTGACGGTGACGGGGGGTGGAATTAGTGTTGTAAATGCGGCCTCCGCTAATGATTCACTCGCCATAAATGTAACCCAACAGGCCACCGACCAATC